GGCACTCGAAATCATCAAGAGGCAATAATGGCGACAATCGAATTGCAGCTGGCTCTGGAAGAGCAGATGCTACAGAAAACTGCAGAGCGGTATCATTCGATGATGAAGTCCGCCGCAGAGTCCGGTCGCGGTTCAGAGACTGAGCCAGCCCGGAAGCTGTTCAAGATGTTCTTTGACGACTGCGTGTCGGTACTCGAAGACACACTCGTATCCAACACCACAACCCGGGGCCGGCCAAGCAAGTACCTAGCCCTGATTGCCCGGGTTGACCCGATGTATTCCATCAGCGTAGCCCTGAACGAGCTGTTCAACAATGTGTTCGAGGGAGAGCGCGGGGTACAGGATTGTTTCGTAAAGACCGGCCAGCGTATCGAGGACGACATCAAGTTCAAGAAGTTCAAGGAAGAGCATCCTGATTACTACGACACAGTGATCAACGACTTCAAGACCAAGGGCACCACGAACTACAGGCACATGCACCGAGTACTCACAAACAAGATGCGCGAGTTCAATGTCGAGTGGAATGACTGGACGGCCATAGAACGCGCTAAGGTGGGCGAGAACGTGGTTCGAGTTATACTCGACACTACGCCCATGTTCGAGGTAAAAAAGCCACCACGGGGCTCTAGGCAGCCTACACGGTTCGTATTGTCTGATGACAGCACGGACTGGATGCAGCGGTTCAACAAGTACCAGCAGTTCCTCCGGCCACTGGGAGGCCCGTGTATTGTTCCTCCCAAAGACTGGGAGAGTATGGACCACGGCGGGTTCTACAGCCCGGAGATGCAGAGCAAGTTCCCGTTTGTGCGTAGCCGCTACCGCAGCAAGCTCCAGCACAGTGACCTCAGTGAGCACATGGCCTGTGTCAACAAGCTCCAGCGTACCGCATGGCAGATCAATCCCCGAACTGCACACTTCCTGCAGTGGGCCATTGAGTCAGGCGTAACTCAGCTTGTCGGCCTGCCGAGCACCAAGCCGTACGAGTTCCCGCCTAGCCCGGTTGCCGGCATCGACAAGGCTGACTTTACTGAAGAGCAAAGAGATGCTTGGATGGGCTGGAAGCGAGAGACTGCTGCACTGCATAGCGAAGAGCGAAAACGGTTCGGCACCGCCCTGAGCATGTGGAGAATCTACTCAATGGTCGAGGAGTACAGACCCTATGATAATTTCTACTTTGTCTATACTTGCGACTTCCGTGGACGAATATATCCAGTCACGTCCGGCCTATCTCCGCAGGGAGCAGACTATTCTAAGGGACTTCTGCGATTCTCTGAAGGCAAGCGACTTGGTGCAGATGGCGCTTACTGGCTCAGAGTCAACGGGGCTAACCTCTACGGCTTCGATAAAGCTACCTATGACGAACGAGTTCAGTTCATTGACGATGAGTTACGAGACAGAATACTCGCGGCGGACAGGGACCCATGCAGTGTCGAGACAGCTCGGTTTATTGGAGAGGCCGATAAGCCCTTACAGTTCCTTGCCTTTTGTTTTGATTACGCGGGATGGTGCAAGCACGGAGAGGACTTCATTTCACATTCCCCGGTGGGTCTTGACGGAAGCTGCAACGGCCTGCAGAACTTCTCAGCCCTTCTCAGAGACTCAGTTGGCGGCTTGGCTACGAACGTACTCCCATCGGATTCTCCGCGAGACATCTACGGAGAAGTCGCCAGAGTGTCGATCTCTGGACTTAATTCTCTGGACAGCGATCATGCTCAGGATGGGCATAAACTACTACGTTTGGGAATTGACAGAAGTACCACCAAGCGTTCTGTAATGACACTGCCCTACGGCCTGACGAAGCACAGTTCAGGCGGCTATATCAGCCAGTGGTTCCGCAAGAAGCACGGGCATCACTACCCAGAATTCAGCGAGTACAACCGCGCCAAGAACCTCCTGAACGATGTTGTCTGGGATTCCATTGGCAAGGTAGTCAAGGCAGCCCGGGAAGGTATGGACTGGCTGCAGCAAGTAGCAAGCATCGCAGCGAAGGAAGGTAGCCCGCTTATCTGGCGGACCCCTACAGGCTTTCTTGTGCATCAGGAGGATGTACGGTCGAAGGTCAAGCGTATCGACACAGCACTATCTGGCTCCCGTATCCAGTACAGCATCAGGGAGTACACTGACAAGATCGACGTGTCGGCCATGAAGAACGGCTCAGCGCCGAACTACATTCACAGCCTAGATGCCAGTCACCTTGTCAAGACTGTCCTCGAAACAGAGGGCATCAGCAGCTTTCAGATGATCCACGATGACTTCGGATGTCATGCCTGTGATATTCCTGAGCTGCACCGTGCAATCCGGGTAGCGTTTGTTCGTATGTATCGAGACTCTGATCTCCTCGACAAGTTCCGCCGAGAGATTCAGGAAGGTATTGAGGCAGAGTTGCCTGCACCTCCTGAACTTGGTGACATGGATATTGAGCAAGTGCTCGATTCTGAATACTTCTTCGGGTAGTACAGAGCTTTTCTGTATTACCCCTCACTGTAGGAGAACCCAATGAAAAATAGAATCCGTAATTTACTCGGTCTACTTCTAGCATTCGCTCTTGGATTAACTCATGTACGAAAAACTGTACTTTCAGAAGATCAAGAATCTGCAACCTCAAAAACATTTAAGGACTCTTATATACGCGACAGTAAAGAAAGAGACAAAGAAGAGGGAGAGACAGTAGTACCTACCTACATGGTATATTCAAGAGAACACTTAGAAGAACTAAGAAGAGTATTCCCTCAGAAGAGATGGAATAAGGATACTACAGAAACAGAGCTAGCTTTTAATGCTGGACAGCAGAGTGTAGTAGACAACATCGAGAATAGACTGAGTAGAGAAGGAAGGAAGGCTCATGTACTTAACTGATTACAGATACGGCGATATAGACGATGTAGAGCCTTCGACGGAGGAGCACCTGAAAGATGCCTACGAGGACGATCCTGATATTTACTTACGGACCTTTCGTTCTGAATCAGGTGCTCCGGTGGCCGTTGGGATGTGCGCTAGGTCTGGCGAGATTGGCTTGATAGTCAACAACAGCCAGATCGAAGACGCGAAAGATTTTTATACTCTGGTTGTGCTGTTCTGTGCAGAAGCATTTGCTCATTCTGGCGCTGACAGGCTTTACACAGGGTTTGATACTACCAGCCGCAGAGACATGCGATGGTGTAGATTCCTCCGGATGCAGCTTGCAGAGGAACAGATCAAAGAACACACAAGCAGGGGATGGACTACATACGAGTTCCCTCTGTCCAACTGGGTGAGGTGAATTATGAGTTCAGTAGTTAAATCAGTAAAGAAAGGGCTTAGCTCCGCAGCTAGTAAGGTCAAGGGTGCCCTGAAGGGCGACCTAGGTGATATTGCATCTGTAGTCAGTCTCGGTGCCACAGACCTAAACGAGAATCTGGTGAGTGCCGCCAAGGGTGCAGTTCTCCCAGATATGCCAGACATAACTATTCCCGAGCAGCCCGTAGTAGGTGCTACACCGGGCACGGTAGCCCAAGGCAGCCCCAACGTAGACATCGGCTCTACTGAGGGCAGCCGGCGTAGATCAGGCTCAGCAAAGGGCACACGAAAACTCCGGGTTCCTTTGGGCGGCCTTCGATAAGAGGAGCAGTCAATGGACCCAACACAAACAGTACAGTCGATGTATCACGAGCTGGAAGGAAAGCGTAGTGCAATCGAGCATCGTATCGAGCGCTATGCCGGGTGGACAATCCCCACCGCTTTCCCGCTTGAGGGGACCGACGCCAGCGAAGAAATTCAACAGGACTACCAATCCTTCGGCGCGCAGGCTGTTAACCATCTTAGCAATAAGCTGATGATGGGCCTGTTCAGTGCAAGTCGTCCGTTCTTTCGTCTGGATGCAAGCAGAGAGATTCGTCAGGAGATCGAAGCGGCTGGGGTGCCGGCTGCGGAGTTGGACACTGCACTGCAGAATGCGGAGAAAGAGTCTGTAAAAGAACTCAGCCGTATGGGAGCCCGTGATCCACTGACAGAGCTGCTAAAGCATCTGATCATCGTAGGTGACTCTTTGCTCTACGTCCCAGAAAGTGAGGATGACGACAAGCTACAAGTTTACTCTTTGAGGAACTATGTAGTCAAGCGCAACCTCGCAGGGTGGCTGATCAAGCTCATTACCTGTGATAAGAAACAGGTCGAGTTCTTGCCGGATAAAGTCAAGGATCAGCTCAGGGCCAAGAAGCCCTACACCAAGGACACAGATGAGGTTAACCTCTACACGTATGTTCGCTGGGATGGAAACCGCAAGAAGTACATCCTGACACAGCACGTAGATGAGATTCAAGTCAGTGAGAAGGAAGGTGTATACACCACCAAGAACCTGCCCTTCATCTCTGTTACGTGGAAGCTCGTCCGTGGCGAGGACTATGGCCGAGGTCTAGTCGAGGACTACGCTGGCGACTTCCACTCCATGTCTGTAGCTGAACAGGCGATCAATGAGCTAATGGGCATCATGTCTCAGATCAAGGGCCTTGTTAACCCGGGCGGCGTTACTGATGTCAACGAGCTGAACAGCACACCGAACGGCCAGTGGTGCAGCGGTCGAGAAGAAGACGTTGCAATGTTGTCCTTCGACAAGCTCAGGGACGTAGCCGGCCTGCAGCAGTACATCGACAAGAAAGAGCGCCGGCTTGCCCGCGCCTTCCTGATGGATACTGAACAGGTTCGAGATGCAGAGCGCGTCACAGCAGAAGAGATCAGGCTTATCGCCCGTGATCTTGAGACTGCACTCGGCGGTGTTTATACACGCCTTGCCCAGACACTGCAGCTACCTATTGCTAATCGTCTCATGCAGCGCATTGGACTTGAGATTCAGGGTAACGAGATCGAGCCGATTATCATTACCGGCTTGGATGCACTGTCTCGCTCTGGTGATCTGGAGTCGTGGAGGATGTTTGTACAGGACGCTTCGTTCTTGGATGGGCTCAGCCCGGAGACTAAGCAGTTTCTGAACGAAGGCAGAATCCTGAAACACATTGCGGCTAACAACAGCCTTGATCAGTCTATGGCATTCAATACGCCAGAAGAGATGCAGCAGCTTGCTCAACAGCAGCAGCAGCAGCAGCAGGCCGCACTTGAACAAGAGGTCGCTGTCAAGACTGCACCTGAAGTAGCCAAACAATCTGGAGGACAGTGATTTGTCATTGAATGACGCACAGCCAGCAAACACCAATGAGATGCCTGCCCCGAATCCGGAGGCAGACAAGCAGGAGCAACAGCAGCCTGCACCAGAGCAACCATCTCAGCCTTCAACAGCACAGCAGGAGGAGCCAGCAGAAAAACCGGTGCTTCCTGAAGTCAAAGAGGAGCCTGAGAAGGAACCAGAAAAAGACGAGAAGCAAGAAGAACAAAAGCAAGACGATGATCTCCCGTTCGAGCCGACAGGCAACGAGTACATCGACGAGGCGCTAGGCTCTCTACACGAGGGCGGCGTAGATTTCGAGAAGGCATTCGGAAAGTTCGCAGAGACAGGTAACGAAGCGGACATCGACATGGCCTACATCGAGTCTGTCATTGGTAAAGCTGCCACATACGGTATTATGGCCGGCGTTAAGGCCGAGAACCAGAAGATCGAACAGGAGGCTGCGGCCACTGCCAAAGCAGTCCACGAGGCTGCCGGCGGCAAGGAAATGTGGGATGGGGTCTGTGAATGGATCGCATCTGGTAAATCTGGCCTTACGAAAGAAGGATGGGAGCAGTACAACGACATGCTTGCATCTGGTGGCGTACAGGCTGAACTCGCATCAAGGGAGCTATCTCGTATGTATCAACAATCCCCCGGATTCACCCAGCCAACGAATATGTTGCAGGGTGACGCAACGGCTCAGCCTTCGGGCATCGAGCCAATCACTCGCCGTGAGTACGCAGAGCAACTGGAACAAGTTGTCCGTGAAAAGGGTGAGAATAGCCATGAGGCTCAAGTACTCCACAAGCGTCGAGAGTTCGCTCTACAGCAAGGTCTGTAATTTATTTGTGGAACTAAGAAGATAATAAATTAAGGAGAACAACTATGGGTTATCCCACTGATTCAACCGGTCTGTCACGTCCGGGTCAACAACTAGCTGCTGTAGGCAACGCATCCACCGTCAATCCACTGCACATCGAGCAGTACGGCGGCATGGTAGAAGGAACCTTCGCCAAGAAGTCCTTCATGCGCTCTTACGTAATGATCAAGCCGATTCGAGGCACTGACACCGTAACCAATGACCGCGTAGGTGAGGCGACCCTGCAGAAGGTCACCCCGGGAGTCCGTCCTGATGCCGCCGTGGCACAGTTCGATAACGTGAAGGTCAAGGTCGATACCATCGTGCTGGCCCGTAACAATGTGGCCCTGCTCGATGACTTCCAAGCACACTACTCCGTTCGTTCTGAGCTTGGCAAAGAGCATGGCAAGACCCTCGGCAAGTTCTTTGATGAGGCGTTCATCATTCAGGCAATCAAGTCCGCCTTTATCGTAGCCGCCGCTGATCCGCAGAACCCCGGCATTGGTGAAACTGCACTGCCTCCGGGCTGGTTCGGCGGAACTCGCGTCGATCTCGCCGCTGCTGGTGACGAGTCTGATCCTGATCTGCTGCAGAAGGCTATCGAGGACGTGTGCCAAGGTATCGAAGAGAAAGACGTTGACCTCGACGGCGGCGTGATTCTTGTAGGTCCGGCTGAGTACTACACTCTGCTGCGTAACGACCGCCTGACCAACAGCCAATACAGCGTAGGCAACGGTGACTTCGCTTCCGGTATGGTTCTGAAGTCTTGTGGCCTCCCGCTGATCAAGACCAACCGTATCCCGAAAGGGGCTATCACTGGTCACTTCCTTTCCAATGCCGGCAACGGCAATGCGTATGATGTTACTGCTGAGCAAGGTCGCACCAAGGCGGTTGTAATGCTGCCTAAGGCGCTGCTGGCCGGCGAAACCATTCCTCTGACCTCCAAGGTTTACTACATGGACTCAGAGCTGCAGTGGTTCATCGACTCCTACCTGTCCTTCGGTGTTACTCCGAACCGTGCAGAGCATGCAGGTGTTGTTGTAGCCGCAGCGTAAAGTGGCGTTTGAGTAAGACCAACAAGGGTCTATCCTCCGGGGTAGGCCCTTTTTTCGTTTAGGGGCAAAATTTATGAAGATCACTGAACTTGAGGCAGTAAACCTCATGCGAGGATCAATCGGAAAGGCCCCGGTGAGTTCCATTACATCATCGAACCCAGACATCATAGCGGCCAGAAGCAGACTACGGCAGGTTACTCTGGAGGCTCAATCAAAGAGCTGGTGGTTCAATACGGAAAGCACCGTGACGCTTGTACCGAACACGGCGGAAGAGATCGTAATCCCGGGCCGTGCCCTTGAGGTACGACCGCACGATCCTTTCGCGTATTTGACTACTCGTGGAGATCGTATGTTCGATCCCACAAAGAACACATTTAAGTTCAAGTCTCCTGTTGAGGTAGACATGATCGTGCATCTCGATTACGAGGAACTCCCGTTTGTCGCAGCAAACTACATCCAGTACGAGGCTGCCCGTAAATTCCAAGCGGACTTCGACGGTGATCCTCAGCGTGTGCAGGACCTCCGCAGAGATGCCCAGATGGCACTGCTTATGCTGAAAGAGGCAGAGCAGCGGAACCGCAGGAACAACGTATTGCTGAGCGGTGCTTCGTTGCGCCTGCAGTACGGTATCCGCCCGCACCGTATGGGTGCCCGCAATCCAACATGGCCCGGAGGCTGACATGGCTAAACGAGTAGATGGTTCCCTCGGCACTTTGCTGCAGGGCATGTCGCAGCAGCCCGACAGAGAGAGGCTGCAGGGGCAAGTACACGATCTGGAGAACATGACATCAGACCCACTGCGCATGTTGCATAGACGGCCACCTACTCTGTTTCAGGCGGCTCATGCAGCGCCGGACGTGGACCCCTCTAAAATCTTCGTGCACTTCTACGCGCGAGGGGATAATGAGGAGTACCTACTGGTAGTCTATCCGAATGACGGAGGTGTCTATGTGTACGGCACCGACGGTACAGAATACACCTCACAGATCAGCGCAGGAATGCAGAGCTACCTCAATGTAGCTGACCCCAAGAACTCTCTGGCGGCTACTACCGTAGGCGACTACACCTTCATCATCAACAAGAATGTGCAGGTGCAGGGTACGCTGAATGAGGCTAATGAGTGGGGGGACACTAACCCGTCCCGCATTTCTATCGTTGCTGAGCAGTACAGCAGGGACTATAAGCTCGTTGTCCGGTATACTGTAGGAGGAGTTGCTAAGACAGCAGCAGCCACAGTAACAACCCCGGAGAGTGTAGCTCCAGACGCAGAGGCACAGGTAAGTGCGAACTTTACACTGAACGCGCTGATTACTGCGATTAGAGCTGACGCAGATTTCGAGGCAAACTTCTCAACTACGGTTGATGGGAATGAGGCAGTCTTGATCCCGGGCGGTGGCGTAACGAGCTACAGCATTACAGCGACTGATACTACCGGGGGCGACGCAATAATTGCAACCAACAACAGGAAGATCGCAAACATAGACGACCTGCCTCTCCACGAACAGGCCAATGCGGTATACAAGATCGTGGGCGGTTCAGATGACGCAGACGACTACTACATGCGATTTGATGTGGCTGGAGAGGTTGCTGTCACGGGATCGTACTTCCAAGAGGGAACGTGGGTAGAGGCCCAGTACGGCACTGCAGAGCTTACACAGTCAACCATGCCGCACATGCTTATCCGTGGACAGACATCGACGTTTGTTGGCGGTGCTGGCGGTGAGACTGTAGGTGGTACTTATATCGACAAGTGGGCTGATCGCCTAGTCGGTGACAAGAACTCGAATGACCTGCCCGACTTCGTAAACCAAAAGATCGTAGACCTTGCAGTGTTTCAGAACCGACTAGTGTTTGTGTACTCTGAGGGCGTAGTGATGTCCGTGTCCGGCGATTTCTTTAACTTCTGGAAGAAGACTGTAACCACATTGCTCGACGATGCTCCTATTGGGCTCTCCTCTGCCGGCGTACAGGTTAACCTTCTGCGATTCGCACAGCTCCATAACCGGGACCTTGTGCTGTTTGCTGATAAGGCACAGTACACTATTCTCGGGAACATTGCAATTACTCCACGCAACGCTACCATGACTGAATCAACTCAGTTCGTAATGCAGACTGAGGTGCGACCGGCTGCCTCCGGGCAGAACCTGTTCTTCGCCGTTAATGCTGGCGTATATTCAGGTGTCCGTGAGTTCTATACTGACAGTGATCTGAACTCAAATAACGCGCGGCCCATCACAATAGCCGTAGACAAGCTGATCCGTGGGCGAATTCGCCTAATGACCAGCTCTACCAATGTCAGCAAGATGCTCTGTATGGCTGCATCAGGAAACACTGCGTACCTGTATGAGTACCTATGGGAAGACACGGAGCGGCTGCAGTCCGCATGGGGGAAGTGGCAGTTCAGAAGAGACCTGTACGTGTTCCACATCGAGTTCATTGAGGACCGCCTTGCAGTCATGTCGTATGATCCGGTCAATCTGGAGATACACATCTGCAGCATGGACATCAGCCAAGACGTTACCCAAGGGTTCTTCGAGGGTGACCTTCTTCTGGATCACAGGACGGAGGAAATCGGTATTGGCACAACTATCTCGGGGCTCGATCATCTGCCTGACGACATAGACCTACTTGACGCAGTTCAGGGGGAAGGCTGCCCGCACCCGGGGATGCGTATCCCCATTGACTCATGGGACGGCTCCACGGCCACCCTGAGACATGATATGCAGGGAGGCAATGTCTACGTTGGGGTGAAGTACAATAGCCTTGTATCGCCCTCTCAGCCGTTTGTACGGGATGATGGTAATAGGGCAATCGGAACTTCACAGTTGACCATCGGCTCGATGTATATAAACTTCCTGAACTCTGGGGACTTCGATGTAGATATTGAGGCTGAGTACAGCTACACAGAAAGGAATGCTGGCCGTGTCCTTGGGCAAGAGAGCGCAACCATTGGCGACTTCGTACTCACCACTGGCCAGTTCCCTGTGCCTGTACGTGCACGGAATGATAGAAGCAGGATCATCATTCGATCAGATTCCCCGTATCCATTCACCGTCTCGGACGTGGAGTGGGATGGGCTGTTCTATAAGCGCGGTACGCGCATAACCAGACCGTGAGGTAATAGCATGGCATTAGGGGCACTCTTCCTCGGGTCAATGGCTCTGCAGGGCGCTCTCGGAT